TACGCAGTCGATGAAGACGGCAACGTATATGTGTATCGGGAATTTACAAGGGATAAAGACGATCCCAAATTACTATATACCGATCAGGCCAGCAAAGTTGTTGAATTATCAACCCAGATCACCCTAAAGGAAGGCGATCTTGAGTTCTCCACCGAACCACTGGATTTTTGCGTCGCCGGACTTGACGCTTGGAACACGCATCACAGAGACACTACCGGTAAAACGCTCATTGATTATTACCGCGATGGCGGTATGCAAATAGGCTTCAAAAAAGCCATTACCGATAGAAAACTAAGGAAAGCGGTGGTACATGAATACTTAAAAATAGTCGGCGAAGGCGAAAACAGGAGATCAAAACTTCACATTTTTAATACCTGCAAGACTTTGATTGATACCCTGCCGAAGTTGCCGAAAGACAACCTTGACCCTGAAAAGGTCGCTGATTGTGCAATAGACAATCAGTACGATTCCTTGTCCTATGGTTTGGTTACTTACCACATTGACAAGTCGATAGGACTAAAAGAAGAATCTCCGATGATCAGAAAACACAAAGACGCTATTGCAAAAAGAAACACGAGGTTAAGGAAAAGAAGATATGCTTAGGGGGTTTTAGAAATGGCAGAATGCGAATTTATTCCGCAGCCACTTCATGTTTATTGTGACACCTATAATTGCAGAAAACACGCGTCATGGCAAGTCGGAAATCCGCAAGGGCCAAAAGCTATAATGGTTCAGCTTTGCCAGGATTGCGCGGAAAAATTGGTTGCAAGTGGACTTAAGCGAGTTGCTCCCCAATTAGAAATAAGCAGGGACTTAAACATAGTGAGTCCGTTAAAAGAACCAGATAAAACGGACACAGCAAGTACATTAGCCTGTCCGTATTGCGGAAAGCCATATCCACATGACAAAGAAAATAACATGAAGATGCATATGGCCAGATGTCCGCAAAAACCAAAATAATTTTCTCCAATACCCAGACAGAGGGGGTGAGAACAGTTGGGATTATTTGATTGGCTTAACATTGGAAAGCCGCGAATTGGACAACGAAACCAAGAAGAAGCCGGCCTTCCAGGAGAACAAAAAGATAAAAAAGACCCATATGCAATGGTAAGTCCGAAGGGCTTAGTCGATCTTGTTGAAAACGAATACGATAAAAGGTCTAAGGAAAGGTTGGCAATTGAGCTACAGTGGCGTCTCAACATTGCCTTTATTGAAGGCAATCAATATGTGCAAGTTAATGATGTCGCGCAGACTTTAGACAGAGTTCCGGAGCAATATGAATGGGAACAGAGAGAAGTCTTTAACCATATAGCCCCAAACATTGAGGCAAGGCAAGCTCGACTCGGAAAAATGAGGCCGGTTCTTAAGGTAAGGCCCGGAAGCACAGAGCAAAAAGACATTCGGGCAACAAAAATCAGCGCTCAACTTCTGGTTAACTTTCAGCAGGAGCAAAAAATCAGGGACAAACTGCACGAAGTCATACGCTGGATTGAGTTATGCGGAACTGTTTGCCTTAAAAACATTTGGAATCCAGATATTGGGCCAATGATTCCAAAGGTTGATCCCGAAACAGGAGAACCAGTAGTCGATGAAGACGGACAACCAGTAATGATTCGCGAGGGTGATCTCGAAGTTATTGTCTGTCCGGCGCCAGAGATATTTCCGGATAGCATATACAATCAAAGGGTCACAAACTGTCAAAGCATAATTCATGCAAAAATTTACCCTGTTTCCTTTATAAAAGATTTTTGGAACGTTGATGTTGCACCGGAAAGATCAAAAGTTGTAAGACTGCAACAAATAATGACCGGTGGGGGACTCGTCGGTAAAAGCAATGCAAGTTATACTTACGAGTCTCTAAAGGACTCAGCAATCGTCAAAGAATATCACGAAATGCCGACAAAACAGTTCCCGCAAGGCCGATTGATCATTGTGGCAAATCACCAATTGCTTTACTTTGGACCACTCGCTTCCCAGGTTGGACCGAACGGATCGTTAGGATTGCCGTTCGTTAAGATTTGTTGCATTGAGCGCCCAGGAATGTTCTGGGGCAGAACCATTCTTGAGAGACTTATTCCTCTGCAGCGCAGATACAATGCCTTAAGAAACAGAAAAGCAGAATACCTTGCTTCATGCGTGATCGGGAATTGGGTTGTTGAGAAAAACAGCGTGGATATTAAGGAAATGGAGGCGAACATAGGTTCGCCTAATTACATTTGTGAATATAATCCAGGCATGGCTCCACCTCAAAGACTTGATAATCCATCACTTCCGAGTGCCTTTGAAACTGAGGAACAAACGATCTTAACCGAATTCTCGATACTTTCGGGTGTATCAGAGATGTCAAGGCAGTCAAAGGCTCCGACCGGCGTAAAATCCGGCGTCGCCCTGTCACTGGCCTTAGAACAAGATGAAACTCGTTTGGCGGATACCGCAAACAATATTGAGCTTGGATTAATTGAAGCCGGATCACAATGGCTCAGGTATTTAAAGCAATATGTTAAGATGCCGAGACTTGTCAGGGTTTCCGGCCAAAATAATATCGTTGACATTATGGATTGGGTCGCATCAGACCTTAAGCCAGAAGATGTCATTATGGATAGCTTCTCAGCATTATCTGAGAGCCCGGCACAAAACCGCCAAATGGTATTCGATTTGCTTGGCGTTGGGTTATTTAACAATCCAGACACCGGTAATATTGATCGTCAAGCCAGAAGCAAAATCATGGAAATGCTCCAATTTTTTGATTGGGAAGGTCTGGACGACGAAGATCAATTACATCTATCTAAAGCCGAACGCGAAAATCGCGTAATGGTTCAAGGCGGATTGGCACAACCAGTGCTTTACGATAACCATGTTCTCAATATTCGCAAACACAATGAATATAGATTAACCAGCGAATATGAGCAATTAAAGAACACGGTTCCGCAGATCGATGAACTTATTACCCAACATGTATATGCCCATGCCATATTTTTGGCTCAAAACATGATGCCAGCAGAACAACCAGAAGAGGAAATACCAGAAGAAGCTGAACAAATAGCATAAATAGCGGATAACCGAAAGGCCGCAAAAAGGAGGAATTTTTAATGGAAGGCTCTATCGGAGCGGACAACCTCGGTGGAGGTCAAGTAACCGAGGCCGCAACACAGCAAACCCAACAAACAACTGCACAGGAAACCGTCACACAAAACCCTGTTATTGAGCAAGAAACTCAAAAACAGGGTTTTGATTATGCGCACGCAACCAGAGATGACAGAAGAGCAGCGCTCGAAAAGTTCTTCGCGCCGCAGGAGCACGGAATTACTGGGACAACTCCACCGGTTCAGGAGCCGACGCAATCAGTGACAGAACCTGCGCAAACACCGGCTCAGCATGAACAATTATTCAAAGAATTCGAAGTGCTTGGCAGGTTTAAAAACCAGGACGGGACGTTGAATATTGAAGAGCTCGCAAAATCTTACGTGAACGCCAACAGCAAGATTGGTGAACAGGGTAATAAGATGGGCGATTATTCTCGTCAGATTCAACAACTCACCGAAAGACTGCAGTTAATCGAGCAAAATGCTCAGCCGCAGCAACCGCAGCAAAATGCGCAATCTGAAGTTAACGCAGAACCACCAAAAGAATTCAACAAAGACGAATGGTTTGACAAATTCTATGCCGATCCGCTCACAGCTTTGGTCGAAGGTCTTGGACAAGACGGCGTTAAGAAGCTTTTTAAAGAGCTTATGGATGGAGCAGTAAGCGAAGCAGTTAAGCCATTAGCACCCGTACTCGAAAAAGTCGAGTTTGACCGCCAAAAAGAATTCTGGGAAAGCAAAGTTGCTGCCGTAGCTTCGCAATATGAGGATTTTGATCAATACAGAGGGCAAATAGCAGAGCTCCTCAAGGGGATGCCTGATGCTTTTCTTGATCTCGAAAATTCAATCGAGATTGCTTATCTGATGACAAAGGGGCGCTCCGCAAACGCAGAGCCAAAAACAACGATTGACGATATGCTCAAAAACCCTGAGGTTCTTCAGGTGTTATCAAAAAACCAAGATATTCAGAAAAATGTTCTTAAGGTTTATAACGAGCAAATCTCATCGCAAAGTAAGCCGCCATTAATTGGCAGTCATCAAGGAACTACGCCACCGTTAAGTCCACCTGCAGAGATAAAAAGCACGAGAGATGCTACGAAAGCATTCCGGGCTATGCTCGAAAGGGGTGGAAAATAACTTAAATGATTAGGAGGAATGTGGAATGTCATATCAAGGAACTAGCTTATCAACAATTCAGGAAGCCCTAAAAGAGTTTTATCTGGATGGGTTCCGTTATCAGCTTAATGACAAAGCAAGTCCGTTTATCGCTCAGGTCGAAAAAACCAGCGAAAACGTAGAAGGTAAAGAAATCGTAATGGCCATGAGATATGGACGCACCGGCGGTATCGGAAACCGGTCCGACGATGGCGATCTGCCTACCCCGAACGCAAGGAAAACTAAGCAAGCAAAATGGGAGACAAAAAACTTCTTTGCTCGCTTCCGGATCACCGACAAAACTATCTCAGCTTCCAAATCCAGCATAGGCGCATTCACCAATATGCTTGAGCAGGAAATCAGTGACTGCGAAACCGATTCAAAACTTGATCTGTCCAGACAGGCAATGGGCGATGGAAATGGCAAAATTGCCACCATTACCACAAACTCAGTCTATGCCGAAGGACCGCCCAAGACCCTTACGTTTGAAGTTGATTGGGCAATGCACCTTGCGGAAGGAATGCTGGTTGACTTGCTGGCTGTTGCAGACAATACCGCAATTGCAAACTGCTCCTCATTGGAAGTGTTAAGCGTTGATGATTCAACTAATACGGTTGTTTTGAGCGTTGGTTCTGATGTCCATGCCAACGTACTTAAAGATGCCGCATTCATTACTTTGGCCGGAAACTATGGCTTGGAATTGACCGGCATTGCCGCAGTATTAAGCACTACCGGAACTCTGTACGGTATCGCCAAAACTGCATATCCATGGCTGAAACCGCAGGTTAAAGACCTTTCTTCTGGCGAGATTTCCGAGAATGCCATGCAGGAAGAAATTGACCTTGCTGAAAGCCGGACCGGTTCTACCATCAACTATATTCAGTGTTCACTTGGAGTGCGCAGAGCCTATATCGATCTGTTAAACGCCACCAAACAGACCGTAAATACCACCGACTTGAAGGGCGGCTTCAAGGCTCTGGCCTACAATGGGATTGCATTGGTTGGCGACAGATTTGTACCTACCGGTGAAATGCAGTTCCTGGACATGAACGATTGGGCAATGTACCAGATGGGTGATTTCGACTGGATGGACAGAGATGGATCGATCATGGCAAGAGTTCCAAACAAACCGGCCTGGGAAGCAACCCTGGTCAAGTATTGTGATATTGGTTGCCAGCGTCCAAGAGGACAGGCCGTAATTCGCAATATTAAAGAACATTAATCCAAGTTTATAGTATTAGTCTATAAATTTGAGAAGGAGGCATGATAATGGGTCTTTCTGTTGTAGGCATTAAAAAGCTGAAAGGCGGAAACTTCTATCAACAAATTTCTGAAATCACATTTGATAACTCATACGCAACAGGCGGGGAGTCTTTGACTCCCTTAATGCTGGGTTTACATTCAATAGATTTCATGGAAATCGAACCCGCCGGAGGCTATATTTTTGAATACGATCACGATAACGAAAAAATCAAAGTTCTGACTCCTGTTGGAGCAATTGCCGCTCACGATCACACATTCACTGGAGCGGAGTTAACAAAAACTCCGACACTGATCGAGGGAGAAGAGCCAGCAGTCAAATTGTTGCAAAATGACGCTGGAACATTGAAATCAACCGATGCGACAGCAATTTCACTCGGAACTCCTGCCGGCACAATCAGCGAAGACGGAGCAGTTGCCGCAAAAGCCGCCGCAGAAGTCGCCGCTGAAACAGACCTGCATACGCTTGTTACTCGCGTCAAAGCAACCGGATGGTAAATAAAAAACGGGCGAAGGATGATTTCCATCGCCCGTTTTATCTCTTTTAAAAGGGGTGATTTAAATTGGCCGATACTTACTTAAATTATAACGGAAAACTTATAAAACTCGTCGACCTTGGCGATGGAACATTCGGCATTGCCATAAAAGGAACAGTAGACACAGAAGGTTTATTTCACGCTCTCGCTCCAGTTAAAGGTGGCGCTATTGGTGGAGGTTTTTTAACCGATGATCCTGCTTATAATGATGGAGACCTAACCATAATAAGAACTAATGCTAAAGGTGAAATAATTATACAATCTGGCTCCGAAGGCTCATTTCATGCCCTTGCCCCTACTAAAGGGGACGCCATCGGCGGCGTTTATTTAGCAGAGAATCCTACTTATAACGATGGAGATATGACAATAGTCAGGACTAATTCCAAAGGTGAAATAATCGTCGAAGCTAATATCGCACCCACTGTCGAACCAGTTGCCACTGACTTTGAAGCATTAGCAATAACTAATGCTGTTGCAGTAGCCTTAACTGAAGCAAAAATTGCCAATAAAGTGAAAGCAATGATAACCGTAGAAACGGCAGAGATTCGCTGGAGGATTGACGGCACGGCTCCGACTACGACGGTGGGCCATATGGGTGCGAAGGGCGATATTATTATGCTGACAAACGCAACAGACATAGGTCATTTTAAGGCTATTGCCACAAGTGCGACCGCCGCTTCTCTCAGCATAACTTATTTCGAGTAGAGGAGGTATCCTCATGTCGAGATTATATAAAAAGCTTTTTTATGCCCTCGGTGGGCTCGGCGGGGCGTTGGTTATTCGAAATAACATAAAGGATTCGAGTCCCAAGATTTCTGAAAATATTTCTGTTGCGGTAGTAATTCCAGCAATTGATTTTATCGCATTAACGTACACGACGAAGACGCTTCCAGCGGAAACAGTTTCCGCCTCGCTCGCAGTTACTATTTCGTTAACCTCAGCGTAAGGAGGAAAACAGATGGATTTGAATGCAAAAATTAAAGTTCATAATAAATTTGAAGTTACAGTTTTTGATAAAGATAGTGGCGAAGTAAAACAGACCGCATATGCAGAGAATATTGTGCTTGATAGGATGTACACTCAGCTTTGTAATTTCTATGTCGGCATATTTAACGGTATCGCTTTTGGAACTGGCACAGGGGTACTGGCTGCAAACCGTACAACATTATTTAGTTATCTTGGATGGAAGGGTTGCGCCGAAGTAGGTTGTGGAACTGTAGAAGAAGTTAAAACTTTTCCAACTATGAGTAGAAAAAGGAAGATAACTTTAAACCCGGAAGAATATATCGGAAAGACTATTACTGAAGTGGGAATAGCCTTTAACAGTCCCAGCACATCCTCAACTTCTTTTGTTGCAGAAAGTCTTGGTAATAGTTTTTCGGCCATTGTAACTCATGCCTTACTTGATACTCCAATCGTAAAAACTGCAACAGATATAGTGGTTATTGAAGCAACTCTGTACTTCAGTTTCGGGGAATGGGAGACAGGTTTTTATGGCGGTAATGTCAGGTGGCGTCCTGTGGATGCAAATGATCTAGTTAAATATTTATTTGGCGCCGCTGCAATGCCTTCTGAGTATTTTAAAGTAGGAACCAATCCGTTTTTTTCAAATAGTATTGCCGAAGGATTACTTGCCACTTCATCGGCAATGGGGAATACGGGATGGACAAAGGACGTTGCAAATAAAAAAGTTACTACTCCTGCTACCAGAATCGCCGCAGGCTCCGGTAACGGAGCAATAAAAACCTTTGGTTTAGGATCATCCGATACGGCAGGTATTTTTACCGCTATTTTGCCACTTACTGGCGTATTTGAAAACTATGCCATAACAGGCGAAGCGGTTGGGACGGGTGACGGAGCAACAACTGGCTTTGATCTTGATTGGGACGACGTTGACGCTGTATCGAAAGTATATTTAGATGGTGTGGAAACTACTGCTTATACACTTGAAAAAAAGAAGAATAAACAAATGTTTACTAAACTAAGTAATCCGGCGGCGATACCATCGGGTACTAGTGGTGACGTTCACTTCTCTCCAGATGGAACATACTTAGCGCTTGCTCACATCTATTCTCCGTATATTACAATTTACAAGCGCAATGGAGATGTATTCACTAAGTTAGACAACCCTGCGACAGTACCAGCACGTCATGGTTACAGTGCAGCCTTCTCTCCGGACGGATCATATTTAGTAGTCGGGCATGATACTTCTCCGTATATTACAATTTACAAGCGCGATGGAGATGTATTTACCAAATTAGATAACCCCGCGATACTACCAACAGGTTTACCACGTGGAGTAGTCTTTTCTCCTGACGGAATATATTTAGCGATTGCTCATGCAAATTCTCCGTATATTACAATTTACAAGCGCAATGGAGATGTATTTACTAAGTTAGACAACCCTGCGACACTACCGACAGGACAAGGAACTGATATAGCCTTTTCCTTAGATGGAACA